CTGCTGATGGAGATAGTGGTTCTGCGTCCTCTATTGAGAACCCAAATAACTTAGCCATAATTTATGATGTTTTCTTACTTCTATTTATCAACCGTTAGGAGATCCAGTTCCAGTAAGATTTAGAGACTGTACTTGGAATTCTACATCAAACTCCTCGATTGTGTCACCTGTGTCGTAACTTAACGCAATCTCTGATACTGTTGTTGGGAAAATATCAATGAATTCATACTCTTTAAGAACAGCATTAGAAGTTCCAGCTGAATCTTTACTTGACTTAACAGATCCTCTACCTAATTGAAATACCTTTGCATTTGTCATATATGCGGATGGGTCAGTAGCACCTAAGTTATTATCTAACTTGGCAATTACTTCTGTCCACTGTTCAAATGCATTTCTTAACTCAAAACTCTCATCGTTGATGATTGTAACAGTCCATGTATCAATGGTTCTGTCTCCAGCAACTTTAAAAATACGACCTCTGAATGGAACATCGATTTGAGCAATGTTTTGAGCAGGTAATGCTGCTGCCTTTGCCATAAATCTAAAGTTCTCTGAATTCCAAGAAATACCAGCAGGTAGAGTGGTTAACTCTACCTCAAACAGATTGGGTCTTGCACCGCCACCTATGAGTGACGATTTAAATTGAGAGATTGATTTGTTTTCTCTACTTGTGGCCATGATTGGTTATCCTCCTGTTGTATTTAGATTATAAGAATTAAACTCTACCCACTACTTCCTCGAAGCTAACACCAGTTCTGGTGGCAACGAAAGTAAGTGTGACGTAGTTGATAGACTTCGCAGGCTTCAGGAAGATGTCTGCTCGGAATTCATTATTATCAATAACATCAGGTGTGTTATTTGTGGTGTCACAAACAACGAGGAATCCATAAAGTCCTCTCTTTGCCTCAATGTCACGTAGGTATGGTTCCACAATATTGCGGAAGTTTGCTCTTGTTAACTCGTCGTTGAGTTCAAAGAGTTGAGCCTCTGCTGCTTTTTCAAGTGCTTGTTCAATTGTAAGGAACAAACGACGAACGTTAATTCTATCGAATGCAGAAGCATAACCAAGACCTGTTTTATCACCAAATAATAATGTTCCAATTCCTGGTTGTGTAATAACAGCATTAATTCTTGCAGGATAAAGCTTGTCTCTTTGTGCCTTATCTGGGTTATATGCAAGTTTAATTGCGTTATTAATAATACCACGCTGCTGACCAGCAGGTGAGAACCAAGGATATGCAACAATATTAGTGCGGGTCATCAATCCAGCAATGTCTCCATTAACAGGAACATAACGGAACTTATTGTTGAACCTATCATACATGTACTTATAACCACTATCAAATACCGCATAAGATGAGGATGATAGTGTGCTAAAGAAATCAATTACATTTGTTGTCTGTGTATCATCATTTGTTACACCAACAACGTCTGTCCTATGTGGACTAATTGTTGCAACACAGTCTTTTCTTTCATTTGCTAATGAAATCACATAGTTTGCTTTTGCTTGTGATTCTGCTTTAGTTGAACAACCAGGACCAGTGATAAGATAATCTACTTCTATTTCGTCTTTATTAGAGAACTTACCATATGAAGTAATCAAGTCTGATAATGCAGCACCCATTCCACCACCAGCAGCATAGTCAACACCACCAGATAAAGTATAAGTTTGCTTACCGATTGCACTAAAGGTTATTCCTTGTGCATTTTGTCCCCATAGACCTTGTGCCGTTGTATTCTTCGTATAACCTGAAGAGAATCCAGTTGCTAATGGAACAGTATTCCAATAAGTATCATTTGCAGCAGATGGATTACCTCCTGCATATATGTTGTCTGAATAATCTGCTAGGAATTGCTCATACCAGATCTTCTGTGGTGAATTAACATCAGAAACAGCGTCTCCTGCTTTAGAAAGATTTGTATGCTTCTCAAGGATTTGACCTTGGATGCCTGTAACATCTCCTAAATCATCAACAACTACAACGTGAATTCCGTCATTCTTACCGTTTCTATCTAATGAATATTTGTTTGTCTTTGGCTTACCTGCAATTGACTTCCAATAAACTGTTGAGTTTGTTAATCCAAGAGTCTGTTGATCATACCAGTCAACTACTGTATTTGCTGCTGCTACAGAACCAACTTTAACTCCACTGTTATTAATAACATATACTTGATCAGCAGCTTGGAAAGATGCATATGCAGTTCCTTCTGCATAATCTATTGCTGTTTCTGTTCCGTCAGTTGCAACCCTTGATACAATCTTAACATCCACTACTTTAGTAGTTGTGTCAACCGCAGTAATAATTGACTTAAGATAACCTGTGAATGATGATGTGCTTCCAACTCCAGGAACTTCAACTGCCTCAAGGACACTAGTAACTGCCATACCAACTGTAGCAGCACCGATAGATGCTAAAGTAAGTGTTTGGTCTGCTGCGTCATCAATAACACAAACCTTTAGATTGTTTGCCCAAGAACCAGGATTCTTTGCAGCAAAAGTAAAGTCTGTTGCTTCTGCATGATTTTGGATATAATCGTCATAATTGTCGATTCTACCAGCACCCGTCATTGTCGCTGCTGCTTCGTCAGTTCCAGCATTAGCATTTGCTAGATTTGTGCCAGCAGTTCTTACAACCTTAAGGACTCCTCCGTAGGAAAGGTAAGATGATGCAGCCATCCAGTATTCATACTGGGCATCATTGTTCTTTGGTTCACCAAATACATTGATGAGATCCTGTTCTGTGGAAATGTCTGTTGCCTCATCAACTGGTCCAATTGCAAATGGTCCTGCAATTGCTCCAATGTTATCTAATACATTATCAGCTCTTCCTACTGTTAAGTCAACCTCCCTGGTTAACACACCAGGAGATAATTGAGGAGTCGCCATGTTCTTTTTCTCCGAGTTTATCTTTTATCTGAAAATATTTATTAAAAAGGGTATTTTCGGAGGGGAAACAATGAATGAACTATAATACCTGCACAACTCCGTAGCAATCTGGGATCTCATGAGTCAATTTACTTTCTATACCTTGCTTCAATGTAATAGCACTCATTGCACAAGTAGAACATGCACCACCTAATCTTACTTTAACAAAATTAGTTTCTTCTTCTATCTCTACAAACTCTAACCATCCACCATCTGCCTCAATATAAGGTATAAGTTCCTCAAGAACTTTAATTACGTTTTCTTCTGTTAATTCCATTACATATACTCCCACATGTAAGAACGATCTCCATACTCATCGGTATGCCATCTATCACCATTATCATCTACAAAACTAGTATCATCTAATCCGTCTGACATGAATCCAAATGGAGCCATGTCTTGTTCAATTTGATTCTTCTGCTCATCATACAATCTTTTCCTTACATCTTGATCGGTAAGTTCCTTAAAGTAATCTTGAGCAACTAACCATGCATATATGACAAGACACATAGCAAGGTCATCATTACAACCTTCTTCTGCCTCAAATGAGTTGCCCTTTTGGATAAAGGTTGTCAACTCACTCATTATATCATAATCACATGAAAGTAGTTTATCAGATTCTATTAAAGTTTTCAAGTTAAGAGAACCTACCTTCTTAACTGTCTTTGACATCTTAAGACCAAGTTGAGTCTTCTTACCAGAGAATCCCTGACCAACAACTTGTCCTGCTCTTCCTCTCATAGAACACATAAGAAGATTCTTATATTCTAAATCATAATTTAATATAGCAGCAACCTGATCTCCTACATCATTTACTTCACATAAAACAAATGCATCATTATAACTTGTTCCAACATCATTTATGACAGTAGGAAAAAGCATTGGTTTAATATCATTATTCCTATACTTTGCAACTACAGAATGAGGGAACTCTGTAATATCAACAACTACAAATGCAGAGTAATCCTTTCCAACTCCTCGTGCAACGTCAACTGATATAACATAATCATGATCTTTTTGTGGTGGGACATACATATCCAAACCAGCACTTGTTGTTTCTGGTGTCTGGTATACCATGTTCCTTAACTTACTAGGAGCAATAAGAGTATCGACAGATCCTAGAAACTCACACTCAAACTCAATCTTAAACTGTTGTTCAGAAGTGTTAGCAATGGTCTGTTCCTTCCAAACATCATCTCTACCAGGAACTTCTGACCAATGAACATCAGTTGGAATATATTCGTTCTTCCCTCTTTCTGCATCGTGCCAATATCTATAAAAATGGTTCATCCCATGAGGGGTTGATACCATTATGACTTTAGTGCTTTTACCAGAAGTAATAGTAGGATAAACAG